GGACAGCTCCCATACCTCCAACTATCCAATATTCTAATCTTTTAATTCGTTCTTGCATTTCTTTTATTTGTTCAAATGTTTGCTTTTGCATTATTCTGCAAAGCTTTTCATGTGATTCAATTTTTTGTAATGCCGATTTTTTAGCCATTATACTGTTACATTCCTTTGTTTTCTTCGTAATGCTTTTTCGGTGTTAGATAGTAAAGCTTCTTCTGTTGATGTCAAGCCGGTATCTTTGTTGACATTAGTTGGCAATGCTGCAGTTTTTACTACCTCTTGTGAAACATCAGCCGTTTCAACAGGTACATTGTTTGGAATAGTTATTGCTTCAGATACTTGTGTAACTTTTTCTTCTGGTACAATACTTGATACCGGTTCTGTTTCTATAGATTCTTCTTTTAATATTTCACCTGTTAAAAACCAATGTTCTAATTGTTTGTCGTTTAATCCTAATGGAACTCTCATCCATTTACTTTTAATATTATTTAATTCTGATCTATTAAAAATGTCATTTAATGTAATGTCAGCATATTTTTCAGGATTATTTTTTTTAATCCTTGCTAAAATTTTAGGGTAGATAGATGTAAAATCTAATGGTGGTAAATTAGTTGGGTTGTATACACCTTGTAATAGCATATTAATTGTTTGTTTACTAAAACCTCTTCTATCTCTTAATTCACTAAAAATTTCATAACGAGATAGTTTTAAATCATTTTTTAAAAACTGTACAAACTCATACGCTCTGCTGTACTCTCTATATTTGTTTGCTTGTAAATCATTAAATTCTTTAGGTAATAAAAATGGATCGGCAATTAATTTTTGTGGGTCTGTTGCATCACGTTTAAAGTCTTTGTCTGCATCTGTAATTCTTCCTGTAAAATCATTAACAATGTATGTAATAGTATTTTTAGGATTTTCTTTTTTAGCACCTAATCCCAAAAATAATTTTAACAACTCATTAGTTGTATTGTATCTGTCTGCAGCTTTTGTAAGATCTCCTTCTGCAGCTTTAAATACTTTAGAAACATTTTTAAATGTAGTAGGATTTATTGCATCAATTAAATGTGCAACACTCTTACCTAATATTACATCCCAACTATCATTTCTTACTTCATATATAATACTTCCAGTTTTTGTTTCACCACCTCTAGCTCCAGGCACACCAAAAGATTTTGGAGTTATATCTAATATTGCTTCTGTTAAAATTGATTCTTCTAAAAATGGTTCAAACAATAGTGTAAAACCACCTTTTTTCTTTTCGTCATAGTCATAAAAGAAACCTTTAAAAAATCTTTCATAGATTGCTTCATCGCTTTGATCATTGTTAAACATCTTACTAGTTACTGCTTCTACTGCATCCTGTACTCCTTCAAAAGGTTGCTCTCTACTCCAGTTCAAAGTCCAAAATGTTTTGTCATCTCTCATTTTACTAATAGGGTATATAGTTGAGTTTTTATCATACCAAGGTGAGAACCATCTTTGATATTTTTTAATAAACTCTTCATCAATATTTGTTATTGCACCTGTTGCTGCAAACAATCCTTCTTGGAAACCATACAATGTAGCGTTTAATCCTATTAATCTTCTTGCTCCCATTTGTCTTAGAAATGGATTACTAGATGTCAGTTCCCTGGTACCATATGCTAGTGTATTGTATATGTTTCTAATTGTTTCTGATCTAAATGCTACGAAATTACCAACCGGTAATCTTCTCCAGTTTCTAACTATACTAGGGACCATGTTATAGTTTGGATAAACATCGACAATATATTTAGCGGCGATCTCTCGTAAAGCTTTACCATATGTTTTTTCAGAACCATCTAGGTTTAATGGATTCCATCTCATTTTAAATACTTCTCTAAATTGAGAAGATACTAGATCTTTCCAGGTATAGTCTACGGTTCTTCCTTTTTCTACTACGTACCCTAATTTTTTAGCGGCTTCTACTGTTAAGCCTCTTAAAGGTATGGCAGCTAGCATTTGTGATTTAGTAAATTCATATCCGTATGCTTTCCAAACGTTATCCGATGCTTGATAAAATTCTGTTGCTTTTCTAAAGATAGGGTTTTGTAACATGTACTTAAATAATTGATCTGTGTTAGCAAATCTATTAGCTGCAATATCACCGATAATTGCTTCTACCTCACCAGCTACAACTGAACTATCTATTATTCCTTCGTCAGAATATTCTTTTAATTTTTTTCTCATAACGTTAGGGTTGATCCTACCGCTACCTACTACTTCACCAAACACATACTTCATGGCGTCTAATACACTTGCATGGGCACCAATGTGTCCTTGCATTAATGAAAAGAACATAGCAGTTTCAAAGTTTCTTGTTTGTGTCATTAAAGATAAAACCGTTTTACTTAATTGTGCTGTAGTTTTAGCTGCGAGAAAAGCTTTGTATGGTGCCCACTGCAGTAAAAAATCTGTAGCTAAAGCATCGCTTGCAATACCATTTGCAATCTCTGGTGTTGTAAAATAATTACCTTTTTTACCTCTAGTATATATTTTTGCTATATCAATGTTAGATGTTCTTGCTATGGTTTGTATTGGTACTAAAGATTTTGCTACATATTTCTGTACACCTTCCATAGCAAATTTTTCTGGGTCCGATACAATCCAACCAGACTTTAATCCTTCTTTTAATATTTGTTTATGTGTAAACAAATGAGATAATAACTGTGCTTGTTGTGTAACTGTGTCTGTAATTACAGTGATGGGGTTATTTACTTTACCCATCAAGTCTTCAATAACTTTTGGCAATGTTTGTTTTTTTGCTAAAATTTTATCTGGTGTAACTAAAGAAGTTATAGCCTGCATTCTTTTAATGGGACTACCACCTTCTTTACCATATTGTATTATTTCATCTACTTTTTGTGATGCTACTCTAGATAATTCAGGCCACAACTTGTCGCCTTCTTTTACATTTTTATATTTTTTATTTGTTTTTTTAACTAAATCTACAAAGTAATTAGTTGCTGCAGTAATCTTAGCTTGATCTGGTTTGTAACTTCCTTGAAATATCTCGTAAGATGTAGTTAAGTATTTACCCATACCGTCTACAATTTCTTTTTTTATTTCTTCATTTTTTACATAAGGTTTAATTTTTTTACTTAATGATTCTATTGTTTTTTGTATATCAGCAGCAGGAGTTCTCAATACTTCTGGTAAATTTTTAAGAGGTATTTCTCCTTTTAAATATTTTAATACATCATCCCAGTATTGTTTACCTGCAGACACACTTGATGTTGTAAATACTTTGTTTGCAAACCCTTTGTTTAATAAATTATATATAGATCTATCTATCCTTTTAAGATCAAAACCTATTTCTTTTTTATATTTGTTGGTTAATCTTTCACCAGTAAGCATAATTTGTTTTGCTTCTTTAGTAAAAGGTCCTCTAACTCTTAGTGGTGTAAGTACAAATTTATCTGCAGCTGCCATTAATCTTTCTGACATTGGACCCATAGTAGTAGAAAAGAATCCCCATTTTTCTAATGGTGGTATTTTTTGTGTAATAAAACCACCACCTTTTTTAATAGCATTAACTACTTGTGGCACACCTGTTTTTCTACTAGCTAAAATTTTAGAAGCAGGATTTAAAACTAATGTATTAAAAGGTGCAGCAGTTGTTTTATATACACCCTTAACTGTAGCACCAGCTATACTTAAAACTTTACCAGCTGCTAGTGTTAAACCACCAATTAATACTGTGCCCTCTGCACCATGTATTAATTTTCTTAATAAAATTTCTTTAGCTTTATCTTTATTACTTAAATTTTTTAAATTTTCTTCATTTACAGGCGGTAAAAAACCAAAACCTTCGGTAAAGGTCGGTTTGTCTGTATCTGCAGTAACTGATCTACCTATTCCATATTTTACCGGTAAACCCCAGAACCCCATCTTTTGCGCAATGCTTGATGCATATTTTATATTACCAAATTGATCGGTTACAACTTTGCCTGACTTATCTGTTTTAGCTTTTGCTTTTGATAATTTATCTACAATTTTTTTAGTAGTTCCTGGAAAAGCTTTTTTAGCAATAACACCAAAACCTTTTATTATTCTACCACCTAGGTAGGTATCAATACCGAACTGTGTAAGTTCATCTGTTAATTCTTGTATAGCACTGTCTTGGTTAAATGGTTGTGTTCTATTTGGGTAGCTTATGTCGTCTGCTTTTGGCCAATTGTTTTCTATGTAAGCTAATACACTCGGTGCTTTTTCTGGTCCAACTGCATCTATTAACAACCCACCAAATTTAGTTATTTCTCTTGCTGTATCTAATACAGGTTCTACAAGTCCAGAAGTAATTTTAGTAGATGTTTTATTGTAGTATTCTGTTTGTTTAGCTTTTGCTATTTCATCTTCTCTATATGCAAGGTCATAAGATTTAGATCCTTGTAACTCAAATGCAGTTAAACGATCTACAGTTCCTTCACTAAATAACTCTGGATTATCTGCTACAAACTTTAATCTTTTGTTTGGATATAATAATATATTAGATTCACCAGCTTCTTTAGCAGCTTTGATAGATCCATATTTTTGTATGACAGAAATGTAATCTTTAACTACATCAGGATTATCTCTAAATATATCTAAGTATCTAAGAGTGTTATCTTTGTAATCTGCAGGTAAAGTATTGACATAACTTCTTTCATCAGAACTTAATAGATCAGGTTCAATTAATCCTTTTTCTATAAGTGTTTCATTGATCTGTTCAACTTTTTCATCAGCTTGTTTAGTGATAGCTTCAAGATCAAGTTTCTCATTTATCTGAGACATGATCTCATTTACCTTACGTTCAATGATGAGATTTTTATCTTCTAGTTCTTTGTCTGGAAATGTATTTTTGTCTGCCATTCATCTTATGTCATCTCGGTTTGCATAGGCAACACAAGACTCACCCCATATTTGTTGTTGAAAGCATATACGTCCGCTTGAGTTGTTATTTGTGCAAAGTCCGCGAAGGCATTTTGATTATAGTAGATTAGTTGAACTATTTCGTCTGATACTTCAGCTGGTATTTTAGATCTAAATTCTGAATAAGGTAGTGGTACACTTGGTTCATTAGGTTCTTTAACTTCTTCTACAGTTTCTGTAACCTCTGCAGTTTGCACTGGCATAGCTCCTGTTGAAGATGTTCCCATTTGATAACCTACTCTACCACCAGATGCGTTAAGTTCTACACCTAGTACACCTTGTATTTGTAAGTAAATTCTTATTGCATCAGCAGCAGCTGTTTTAGGATCTGATCCTCCTCCTGAAATTAAAGCAGCAGTAATGTTTGCTAAATCTTTTTGTGTAGAAGTTCCTGACAGTATGTCTTTTAATCTAGTGTCATACTCTGACTCTGTAATTTTATTACTATCTTTTAATTCTTTTAGTTCTTTTATTTTTAATCCTGTTGCAGTTCTTGCTGGGTCAAATTGAATTTTTGCAATATCAAGAGCTCCTGTATTTTGTAATTCTTGTATTGCAATTTTGTTTTTTTGTTCAATACCTAATTTATCTAAATCAAAAACTCTTTGATCTTCAGTTTTTACTCTTTCTTTTCTCTCTTCTATATCTTTTAATTTAGCTGCGTCTTGTAAATCTTTTCTATCTTTTCTAATTTTAGAAATAGATTCTGCTTGGTCAAAACCTGCTTCACCTGTAGTTTTATAACTACCATCAGGGTTTCTCATGTTAGCATAAGTTCCAAAAGAACTAATAACATCATACATATTTGTACCTTTTGGTGTTTCAACTATTGCTTGTTCTTCAACACTTAACTCTTTCATTTTATCATCATAAGTTGGATCTTCAAAACCTGTTCTATTACCCATCATGTTCCCCATGATTGTACCACCACCAATAGTTCCACCACCATAGTATCTTGGTCTTGGTGTATCCATACCTGATGTAATACCAGTTCCTTGAGCAGAGTATCCCATTCCGCCTCTCATAAACATTGGTCTTTTTAAAATTTTATTATACATATTATACCGTTGTTGTTCCTGGTGGAGGTGTTAATGTTCTATACATATTAGCAAAACCACCGATACCTTGTACTACTGGATTTGGTGTAAATTTTTGTGTAGGTGATCCAGGCATTGCTCCTGCAATCGAACCATATATATTTGCTACATCTGTAATTCTTTGTGTTGGTAATTCATATGCTTGCTGTGCAGCTAGTGCCAACTGATTTAATTTTTGTTGTTCTAGTTGTTGATCTTGTAGTCCTAATGCTTCTAGACCTGCAGCTTCTGTTTGTTGTAAACCTGGAACTGTTTGAGCCATAGTTTGTAAATTACCTAATTGTGTTTGTTGTTGTCCTAAAGCTTGTGTGTAACCTGTACCATATAAACCAGCAAGTAATGCTGCTCTGTTTCTATCAGATTGTGTTCTGTATTCTGCAGACTCAACGCCTTGCCTTGCACCACCAAACGCACCAGCAGTAAATGCTTGATCAGCAATATTTTTTTGTTGTATTGCTGCTTGTCTGTCAAAATCTTGCATTGTTGTGTCTATAACTTCTCTTTGATAAGGAGACATAAATTGTTGATAACCTGATGGGTCCAACAATTGTTGAGTTCCAATTTGATCAATGTAAGGTTGATAAGATGCAACACCTGTACCACCTGTAAAACCTGTAATTTGTCCTGTAGCATCTCTTTGTACAGTTCCTAATCCAGACATGTCTGCAACAGACTGAGCTGCTGCTTGTTGAAACGCAGACTGACCTGCAACTTTAGGAGTTAATGCTCCTGCATCAATAGGAGTTCCTAGTTGCCCGATACCATATTTAAGAATATTCTGTCCGTATGGTTGTAGTGTTGCGCTTGGTAATAATCCTAAATCAGCCATTATGCCATCATTCCTTTAGCTTGTGGTTTTGCTTCTAAATTTTTCATTGTGTTGTACATTCTTTTTGCACCTTTTTGTATACTTCCACCACCTGCTGCTCTTACTGCATCAGCTGTAAATACAAATTCGTTTTTAGATAATCTTGCTGGTACGTCGTCTTTTCTTTCGTACTCACCAATTGGTACAAAGCCACCAGAAAATCTATAATCTTTTTCCATACCACCCATGTCCATAATACCACCAGAACCTTGAGCATATTTAACTCTACCACCTTTTGCAAAAGAAGCTATGCCACCGCTTGCCATAAATTTTTGCATAAGTCTTTCAGTTTCTTCGTTAAGTATTTCTAATTCTTCTTCTGATAATAAATCTAATGTTTTACCAAAAAGCATTTGAGCTAAATCATTTCGACCATCATCCATTCCTTGAGCTGATGCCATTTGCATGTTTGTGTTTTTAGCGTCTGAATAAAAGAACCTTAAAAAATCATCTATTTCCATTATAGGCATTCCAGGTCTTTGTTCATCCATTTCAAACTTGTATTGTTCGTATGCGTCTAATTCGTCGTCACTATAATTACCAGGTTCGTAAGAAGCTGTGTATACTTTTTCTTCTACCATATCCTCGTTCATACCTTGTGCAAAACCCATACGTTTAACAACGTTAGGTGCTTTTTTTCTTAATGCTTCTATTCCTGGACCACCTCCTCCAGCAAGACCCATTTTAGCAACAACATCAGGTCTAACTTTTCTAAGTGCTGTAATACCAGGGTTTGGATCTGTACCATCTTTATAATTAAGTCTCATAATTCCTCCGTCTCTGGCAAAAGTTGCCGCTTTAAAATCTGTTATATCTGCTTTTTTAGTTGGTAAATTTGATATGGTCATAGGTGTAAGATTCAAGTCGATAGCCGCTTGTGCCTCTTGACCTGCTGCTTCTGCAGAAGCTATATAATCATCGTAAGCTTTTTCTTCTAATTCGTTTCTTCTTTTAGCATCTTTATAATCAAGATAAGCTTTACCAACACTAAGACCAACGTCTACAACGTCTTTGTAGTCATCGTATGCATCTTTAAGATATTTAAGTACCATATTTCTAATTCCTTGATGTGTGATTATATACTAAAACCGCAGGGATTCTACCTGAACTTACCAGTTTACTTAATTTTTTAGCCATCGTCAATATATTATAAGTCTCCACTACCAGCTCCTAGACCTAAGCTAGCTACTTTTATATGAACATCTCTTCTTAAATGCTCTCTTTGGGTAGCAGTATTAGGGTCATTTACATCGGCATCTGCTTCAGCATCTGACATGTATTCTACACCCGTCTCTGTATTAGTTAAAGTAATCTCTACTTCAGGTGTTATAACGTGGGTTCTTTTCCCATCTATTTTTTTGTATTCGCTTTTGGCTTCTTGCTCTATAAAAGGCATAATTCTCCTATTGTCTACTTGTTTGTAGTACTGATGCAGTCATCTTTATAACATTAGTTTGCGTAGTTTGCATCTTTAATTTATCGCCTGCTTCTAGTATCAATATGTTGTTAAAAGTCAGGACATCCACGCCTTTACTAGAAGTCACGTTTGCTACATCATATTCAAAATCAGTAGTACTAGAGGCATCATATACTTTGATTGTTACATTTAAAGCACTTCCATGAGTATTAAACAACTTTATTGTCTTTACAATAGTTGTAGTCTCATCTGGTGACTCATACATATCTACATCAGATCCTGATGCGTTGACTGTTTTTTGAATATTTTTATATACGTTAGCCATTATGACATAAAGAAATTAAATCTCTCTTGTTGCTCCTTTTCCTGTGTTAAGAACGTTGAATTTAATTGCTCAATTAAAGACGTAATAGTTCTGTTTATTTGTCTTTGATTATCTTCTGTGTATTCTTTTCTTGGTTCTGGTAATCTTACTACTATTTTTGTCATTATCTTCTCCCATCCGCTTGAACGTCTACTTGGAAAGTACCATATCTCCATTTCTCTCCAGAGTTTTCATTCTGTATTTTTACATTTGCATATCTTCCTCTAGCTCTAGTATCAAATTTAGTTGAACTAGCAGTAACACTAAATGGACTATACTTACTTGTAGTAGCAGTAGATGACGGAAAGTCTTTTAATCCTATAGTTACTTTAGCTGTGCCATCTAATGTTTTAAAATCAGGAAAAAATCTTCTCATTGCTAAAAAAAATTCACCCATTCCTGCTTGGGTTTGTATTGCAAAATCATATGATTGTACAAAAGAAGTTAAAGCAGTTGTAGTTCCATCAGGATTAATCTGATCTGTGCCTACTTCATGTTCAAAGTAAACTGTTTGACCTAACCCTGTTGAGCCTACAATACTTGGAAACGTTCCTGTAGATGAACTATTAAATTGTGTTGCATGTGGTCTTGGATATACTGTTGAATCAATCCAAGTAGTTCTAATTGAATTTGTATTAACCCCTGTATACCACACACCTCCTGGTGTTTGACCTGACTCACCATAATTGTAAACTACATATCTATCATTGTATGCTGAATTAGATGTAGGGTAATACCAAACAACTTCTGTAAATAGGTTATTAATACCTGCTACAACTTGTTGTCCTTTTGTTGTATCAAAGTCATCAAATACATAGTCTTCTACCATACAAGGTAATGAGTTTACGGTACCATCAAATGCAAAGAAACCATTATTACCAATCCAATAAGCAACACCATCTATTTCACAACATGCGTTTTGGCCAATCAATCCACAGTTTGTACCAACTTGTTCAAAGCCAAATGTAAATGGTGCACCAATAAATTTCATGGTGTACAAAGCATTATCGGTCCATACTAAAATATTTTCTTTTGCAACAATAGCTCCCATAATTTTTGTACCATCTTGTAATCTTTGTGAGCCTGCGCTGTTTTCTGCTGTGGGTGCATATACGTTTATTTGTTCTTGATTAGAAAATCTTATAAACATATCATCTTGTGTTTGCGGATCACCAATAGTTGTTTCTGTTCCAAAATGAATTAAGTGTCTTGTTGTTGGTGAAATTAATGTAGACCTAGATGCAGTAGGATTTCCTTCAGACCCACTTATAGCTGTTACAAAATTTGTAGTTAATGTTGATGCACGAGTAGTAAAGTTTGTTGCAATAGAAGAATCCCAAGTAAAAGTTTTACCATTAGAAATAGTTGCAATTAATACTTGACCAAAGTTGTTTAGTGACCAGAGACCTGGTTCTAGTGTAACGGTTGAAGCTGCTACTGCATCACCCCAGTTACCCCATTCTGTTGCATCTTGAACTGTTGTATTAGTAGAGTGAGCTTGACCATTTGATGTGCCAGGAGTTGCTGTTCCTTTAGCACCTCTAGTAATACCTAAAAATTGTGTAGAACTTTTTGATGTATAAGTAATTAATTCTGCAGTTGGTAAAGTTCCAACAGCTATTGTACCTGCAGTTGCAAATCCTGTTGTACTATCTACTGTAACCGCAGTTCCTGATCCACCTGTACCAGCAGTATCTGCGTTTAGTGATCCATCTAATTCTGTGCTTTGTGATCCTGTAACATTTCCTCCATAGTTTCCAATACCAAAACCATAACCATATGATTGTGCTGATGGACCTACTGCTTGATAAGGATTAACAGTACAAGAACTTCCTGAAGTTAAATCTGCTCCACCACCATTTGCTTCTGCCGACGGTGAGGTAATTGTAAATGTTGTAGAACTTGGAACTGTTATTACTTGGCAAAGTTTATCTTCAAAAGTTGAAGCAGCAATACTAGAGCCTGTAGGCATGGTCACTGAATCTAATTCAACTATATCCCCTATTTCTAAACCATGATTAGTAGATGTAGTGATAGTTACTTCGGTTCCTCTAGTTGTACTAGTTGTTATAGTAGAACCGGTAAATTGTATTTGTGCTCCTGCATTATTACTTCTGTAAGGAGTAATGTCATAAAGTTGACCTTCAAAATATATAAGTAAAAATTTATCTGTACCGATAGCAACATATCTATTACCTTCTAAGTCAACAAAAGCGTGTTGTTTTCTTGCTACCCCACATATAGTATCACTCAATAAAGAAGACCATCCTCCTACTTTTTCAGGAAGACTATATCTCCATCTAGTATTATCGGAATCTACCCATCGGTCTGTTGCACCAACACCTGTGTCTTGTTTATCGACACCCGGTTGAAATTTCATTTCAAAAAGAGCCATCTGTTAAGCTCCTTACGCTGTATTAGTTTTATATGCCCAACCTCTAGTGGAATCTACATATACTAAAGTTATTGATTGACCGTTTGTGTTTAAAACTAAATCAGATGTACCTGTGTTAATGGGTGAACCATTTCTACCTATTGTACAATTGTTTGAACCCCAAGTACCTCTTGTATCTAAAACACTAACTTCATCTCCAACAGCTGGTGATGCCGGCAGGTTTATTGTTATTGGGTTGGCTGTTGTATTTGCAAAAATTTGAGCTCCAGCTACAGCTGTGTATGCACTGTTGGCATCTGTGATTGTTGCATAACCTTTTTCAATTATGCTCATTACTGTTTCTGTTCCATTTGATTTACAAAGAACAGTTGCTCCTGGTGGTATTTGAGTTGTAGTACCACTAGCAGTTAATACTCCTAAAGTTCTATTAGATGTACCTCTTACAGTGTCATCTTTCATAATCCATACTCTAGTTACACCAGAACCTGATGGCATAGTAATTGTTCTATTTCCACCTAAAGTTCCAAATAATCTTAAATATGCATTTTTACCATTTGATGTTGCACCATCTGTTAATAATAAAGTAACACTACCTGAAGCCATATCTACATCTAAAGCTCCTGTTGATGATTGTTCTAATATTTGTAAGTTGGTATTAGTAATACCACCCCATTGACCAGCTTTTTCGCCGGTTGTTATAATTTCTAATTGTATATCTGATGAATAACTTGATGCCATAATTTTATACTCCTGGATCTATTGGTGTCCAGACCATGTTTGCTCCTGGTATTATTTCACTCCATGTTATAGCTTGTGCTGTACCCGTAGCAAGCGTAAAAGTACTTCCTGTAGGTGAAACATTAGCTTGTCCTGTTACTGTAACAGTTCCTGACGAAATTACAACCTGATTTCCACTAGGAGTTATAGTAGCGCCTGCACTAACGGTAACAGTTCCAATAGCCACTGCTACTTGAGAGCCAGTAACACCAAAGTTAGCGTCTCCTTGAATTGTTAAACTACCAAAACCAAGAGTTAATCTATTTGGATCAGGTATCTCTGTAATAGAATCTGCTGTAATACCTGGATCTCCAATGCTTATAGTTACCTGATTTCCTGTAACTGCAAAAGTTACATCGCTATCTGGTCCTGATGTAGCAAATGGTAATGCTGATATTGCGTCAAATCCTAAACTCATAAAAAATCCTTAAAAGGAGACAGGGGGTATGTGGTGGTGCCCTGCCTCCATCTAAAGATTATATCATCGTTTAAACCAAGA